AACCCCTGGCTCCGTGGGCAGTACTACCTGTGGATAACCTGTGGATAACTTAGATTTGTCAATACACTGCCTGTATATACCCTGACCTCTTTTTTGTAACAGCGCGTTGTAACATTTAAAAATAACTTTGTTTTCTCATAACTACCTGTAAATCCTAGTTTTTTACACCCCCAAAATACCCCTTGTTTTTCTTGTCAAGTGGGGGTACATTGTTAAAATCGGGGGTAACTCCCCCTAGGTACTTACCTAGGTAGGATTATTCTAGGCTTAGGTACTCCCCTCGGGCTTTTTTTTGGAAAAGCCCTCGGGACCTAGTGTTACGTAGGTCCTTGCTAGTTCTTACTATCCTATGTTCTACGTAGAACGCGCGCGGCTTACTAGAGAACAGATTGATTAATTTTTCCCCTGAATCCTTGAAGTCCATGCTGGGGGGTTTCTCTGCCCAAGAGAAAGCCGAGCTATTAGCTCTTCTGGAAGAATGGGAAAAAGCCAAGGAACGAGAGTCGTCTCAGAGGCAGTTCATTCCGTTTGTTAAGGCCTTGTGGCCGGCTTTCATCGAAGGTGAGCATCACCTGATCATGGCTAAGGCTTTCGAGAAGGTGGCTCGGGGTGAGTGCAAGCGCATGATCATCAACATTGCGCCTCGTCACACCAAGTCTGAGTTTGCCTCCTACATGCTTCCAGCGTGGTTCCTAGGGAACTACCCGAACAAGAAGATCATTCAGTGTAGCCACACCGCCGAGTTGGCAGTGGGGTTTGGACGCAAGGTGCGTAACCTCGTCGCCTCTGAGGACTACCGCAAGATCTTCCCAGATGTCGCCTTGCAGCAAGATTCCAAAGCCGCAGGACGGTGGAGTACTAACCAGAAGGGGGAGTATTTCGCCATCGGTGTAGGCGGTGCGGTAACCGGTAAAGGTGCGGACTTGCTCATCATCGATGATCCGCATTCCGAGCAGGAAGCCGCCCTGGGTGATCCTTCGGTCTACAACAAGACCTATGAATGGTACACCTCAGGTCCTCGGCAGCGTTTGCAGCCAGGAGGGGCAATCATCATTGTGATGTGCATGGTGGGTGATACCGCCGTGCTAATGGCTGATGGGACTGAAAAGCCCTTAAGGGACATCAAGCCGGGTGATTTAATAGCCACTTATGAAAATGGAGCGATTACTACTAGCTCTGTAGCCAATCATAAGTCAAACGGTATTGATTCTATATTCACAGTTCAAACGCAATCTGGCAGAATCCTAAGAGCGAACGAAAGACATCCGTTCCTTGTAGAGATTGCTGGAGAGCGTAAATGGATACGGCTGAAAGACTTGAAGGTTGGGATGGAACTTGTTGCAACGAAGGTTGTAACAGACCATCAAGAGCAAAGACAAAGCCAGGACTTTGCAGCCCTTGCGCAGCCAAAGAGTCGTACCACAGAAAAAACCCTAATGCCCCATATCGGCCTATTGGGCATCATGGAAAGTGGAAAGGAATGGTTTGCGAGAGTTGCGGAAATCTTCCGGCTAAAGCAAAAGGCTTATGCGGAAGTTGCTATTCAAAGCAATACCCGCCAAAAAAACCAACTCCAAGGCAAAATAGGTCAAGGCGAATTAAACATCGCTACGGCATCACGCTTGAGCAGTATGAAAGCATGGTTGCCGAACGTAATAATCGATGTGATGTGTGCGGTAAGCCGCCTACTAAAGAAAACACTCGTGCGCATTGGGATGGCAAGCTCTGCATTGATCATTGCCATGAAACAGGAAAAGTCAGGGGGCTTCTCTGCAATGACTGCAATCTCGCAGTCGGTTACGGAAAATCTCCAGACATCTTGCGTAATGCCGCTGAATACTTACAGCGTCACTACCGATGCGATAGTTAAAGTTAGTCATACTGGATATGAAGAAGTTTTTGATGTTCAAGTTGATAGAACTGAAAACTTTATTGCTAATGGTGTAATTAGTCATAATACTCGCTGGCATCAGCGAGATCTGACCGGCAGGGTTTTAAAGTCCTCGATTGAGCGAGGCGGCACTGATGAATGGGAGGTCATTGAGCTTCCCGCCATATTGCCTTCGGGCAACCCTCTGTGGCCGGAGTTTTGGTCGCTGAAAGAACTAGAGGCGATCCGAGCAGAACTGCCCGTCGCCAAGTGGTCGGCACAGTATCAGCAGAATCCCACCGCCGAAGAAGGCGCGTTGGTTAAGCGAGAATGGTGGAGAATCTGGGATAAAGAATCCCCTCCAGCCTGTGATTTTATTATTCAGTCCTGGGACACCGCTTTCACTAAGAAGCAAACCTCGGACTTCTCCGCCTGCACGACCTGGGGTGTGTTTAAACATCCCATGCCTGAGACGGGGATTATGGGGACGCACATCATCCTGCTCGATGCGTACAAAGAGCGGATGGAGTTCCCAGAGCTAAAACGCAAAGCCTACGAGATGTATGAACAGTATCGACCCGATGCGTTCATCGTTGAAGCTAAAGCCGCTGGCGCGCCACTGATTTATGAACTTCGCGCAATGGGTATTCCCGTAGCCGAGTACACCCCCTCTCGGGGGAATGACAAGGTGGCGAGAGTCAATGCGGTGAGTGATTTGTTCTCTAGCGGCAATGTCTGGTGTCCCCCGACTCGATGGGCAGAAGAGGTGATCGAAGAGTTCGCTGCCTTTCCAAATGCCGAGCATGATGACTTGGTAGACAGTTCAACCCAAGCCCTGCTCAGATTTAGGCAGGGTGGGTTTATCTCCATTGAAACCGATGAGCCGGTGTCGAGACTTCCAAGACGCCGCTCCAACTATTACTGAAGGGTTGTAGCAATGCCAGTAAGAAACCCTCCAAAAAGTCGAGAAACAATCAGAAAAGAGACTGCAGAAAAAAATCGCATTAAAGAATGGGAAAGACAAACTAATCTAGGTCATTGGTTAAAAGGTTTAGATGTAAATATAGATTCTTTTCCGGACAGCGTTAGTGGATATAGGGCAGACCCAACTGGAAGATATGGCGGGAAAAGTGGAATAGAAACTCTGCCAACAAGGTTAAATGCTGCTGAGCTTTATGCAAAAGTAAGGGCAATGAAGCTTGGCGAACCATACGGAGTCCCTCAACTTCCTCCAGAGCAGCTTGCCGCTTTAGCTTTAAAAGAAGGGCAAGGGATGTCTGGTGTTTTTGGTGTTGACCCTATTGTCCCTAGGTCAGCACTTAAAGGTGACCCGCAAGGCGTTAAATACGCACTTCAAAATGATGCAAATTATGATCCCGCTATGAAAGGGGACAAAGAGCTTTATGAAAGACTGCTGAGCGAAGGAATTACTGGTCAAGCTGCTGCGTTTGCTGTAAGACTGGCTAACAAAGATAAGGTAGCAAAAAGACTTGGAATACCTTTTGGATCTGCTTGGGTTGGAACCGGGAATAGCGGCTATGAAAATAGCCAACAGTACGTTGATTCTTTAAGAGAGTTTGAAAAAGCAGCTGGTCATCCAAGAAATAAAGCATTAATAGATTTTATAAATACCGCCATAGCTCCAAAAAGAAAAGCAATTGGCGGTAATGTTGAAAAGGTTTACACAGAGAGGAAGATGATCTAGTGGCATCTGCAAAGCGCGAAATCATTGCCAATGAGATTCGCAAGTCCTACAAGAAAGGCATGAAAGCCTGTCCTGTAGCGACACAAGATGTCCATATCAACCTCAAGAATAGAAACCATGCCATCGAGGAATATGGCTATGGCCCCCTCAATCCGAATGAGCCGAACCGCAAGTTCTGGCAGGCCAAAGCAGATATGTGGGGCGTGTCCCCTGCAGAGGCCAAGAAATCACGCTGCGGAAATTGCGCGGCTTTTATTCAGACTCCGCAGATGCTTCAATGCATTGAAAAGGGGATTGAGGCGGGTGATGCGCCGCACGAAAGCAATGCGAAGGATGTGATCGAAGCGTCCAACCTTGGCTATTGCGAGTTCTTCCATTTCAAGTGCGCCGGTGATCGTACATGCGATGCATGGATCGTTGGCGGACCCATCAAATAAGGTAATTCATGGCAATCGAGAAGGCACTCACTCCGCTAGTACCGGATGACCCCGATGCTCAAGCAGCAGAGCTTGAGATCGAAGTGATTGCCATGGGAGACGAAGCCCCGGCAATGACTATCAATGCCGATGGCAGTGTTGAAATAGATATGGGTGGCAATGAGTCGCAAGCCGACTCGGGGGATCATTATGCCAACCTTGCCGAAGTCGTATCCGAATCCGAACTTGAAAGCCTTGCCAACGAACTCCTCGGATATTACGACGCTGACAAAAATTCCAGAAAAGATTGGGAACAAACCTATATTAAGGGACTCGATCTCCTGGGACTTAAGATTGAAGATCGAACTGAACCCTGGCCGGGAGCATGTGGAGTATTTCACCCTCTCTTGACCGAGGCAGTAGTCCGATTCCAAGCGCAGGCGATTACCGAAATGTTCCCCGCCCAAGGACCGGTGCGGGTAGTGGTGGTTGGCAAGCAGACGCAAGACAAGGACCGTCAAGCTCTGCGTGTCCAGGACTACATGAATTATCTTCTTACTGAGAAGATGACTGAGTATCGCTCCGAAACGGAGAAGATGCTTTTCTCGCTAGCGCTGGCAGGCAGTGCATTCCGAAAGGTCTACTACGACCCGCAGCTCAAGCGTCCTGTATCGATGTTCGTGCCTGCTGAAGA